AAATGGAAGATTCTATTGTTGCTTCAGTGATTGCAAGTTTCAAGCAAAGATCAGAATTTGGACAAAAGAAATACGGAACAAATTTGGACCGAACGGATCTGAATTTTTTACAATGGGTTCAGCATATGCAGGAAGAACTCATGGATGCTATTTTGTATCTTGAAAAGCTCAAAAAAGTTTCAACTAGTGAAGTCAAGTAGTATTTATAATACTTTCATAAATATCAGTATCAAATAGACTAGAATGTTTTGCAACTTTATAATTTTTTAATCTAGGTAATTTAAACATAATTGAAAACTTTGTTTTTGTAAATCCAGCATCAAATGGAATACCATGAGACCATTCTAACCTAGATACACCATCCATAATATACATAGATCCTTCTGGTATTTTTATACGCACTGGAGTTAATTGTGAATTTTCAATATGTATACCAGACGGAGCAAAATCAATATAAGAAAACTCTGGTCCTACAGAAATTACACATACTGGACCTTCAATATCATAACGAATAATGTTATCTGCATGTAATGCGAGACCTCGTTCTGCACTATATTTGTTTAAAACTAAATACAAATATTTGCCCATAAATTGCTCCAGAGATAAGGATTCTGTATCATAAAGTTTATGTAATAGTTTACTCATTCGTAAGAAATAACTTGCCAAATATTCATCATATTCTTGAATTACTTCAAGGCAGTGGATTATATTTAATAAATTATCTTTTTTTGGATCTCTGAACATTGTAAAAATATTATTACCTAAATTAATCTTTAAAAGACGTTTATCATTGTTCATAAATAAACTTGATAAAGAATCGTAAACTTTAGCCAATGTATCTTTTCGTGTCCCAGTTTTTACTAAGTAAAGACCTTGTGGAATTCTATCTCCCAATTCTTTTTTAGGAATTTCTTTAGTTTTATCTTTTTTTATGGATGTTTCAAGAGCTATTTTGGTATTAAAATACCATAACTGTGTAGACAATAACGTTTTACGTGTTTTTCCGTATGCTACTTTATAATGTTCTGGAAATTTTCCATCGAATTTCCACTTTTGATTATTTAAAATTAATTCGGAAACTTCCATTATATATTTAAACTATTATTAATAGTTTTAAAAAAGTTTCATCCTAAGGTAAGGATTCTTGATACGATAAAGCGACCATGTTTGGCAACCATAAATCATTCGTTCTACCGAACTGCCCCCATATCTAGATCTCCAACCTCTGTCGTTTTCAATTATTCCCACATACATAGGACCGAGTCTCATGGCTTCTGTTTTAATCAACTTTCGCATTTTCCGAAGGCACTTAATAAAGTATTTCCGCTGAGGAGCCATATTAAGTTCCTTAACTTTTTCCAGAACAAACTTTCTTACATCTTGTCTCAAAATTTTCAAATTTCCAGAAAGTTCCTTTTTAGCAATACTCATTTCTTGCAATACAGTTTTAACTTCTGGTTGCTTCTTGAATCTTTGAATACACATTTTTACAAGACCTTCACCAGTTACTTCTTCTTCAAATGTTTTTGGACTATTGCACTGAGGACACTTTTTATCTGCAGTAGAAAGGCAATTTATAATACACCTTGTGTGAAATGCATGTTTGCATTCGAGTTTCACACAAGTTTCAGTTGAGTTTCGTTCATCTTCAAAAGATTTCATATCCATATCGTCAAGGCATACAGGACATGTATCTGTCATTTTATAATAATATTAAGCATTGTTGTAAACGTCTAGTTGCTGTACGCAAGACCGCCCATACCGCTCATGATACGGAGAATGTTGTAGTTGACTGCATACACGCGAATATCCCACGTATCATCGTCGTCGGGATCAACGCGAGCAGCACCGCTCATGTTAAGAACAATCGTGGCGGTATCAATGCGCGAGAAGTTGCACGTTCCCGACGGCTGGTGCTCCTCGGGGCGTAGCGCAAACGAGTACATGTAGATATTGGCCTGTTTATTCGAAGAAAGTGTGTATCCGAAGCCAGTATGGTGCTGAGATTGCTGGGTTTTGCAGAAATAATCACCATACCGCTTGTCGAGACGATCCTGGCCGTTGAACTGGATCCACTGTTCGTAAACGGCCGTTCCACTAAACGAACCACCCGTTTGAGAAGTGCTACCGTTATATGTAAAAGGTTGAAGACGAGTAAGACTTTTCCCTGCCGCAAGAGAGCAGTTCGTGTAATACGAAGGCTGAACGACCCACACAAGTTCTTTTACGGGATGATTGAACGTCAAGTCAACACGGTTCGAGTACGAGGAAATACCTTTATCCTCGTTGAACTGCGTCTGCTCAATTAGGTACTCGTGGGACTGCTGGGCCATCCGACGACGCTCTTCCGTATCAAGGTAAATGTAGTCAATGTAAATTGCGGCCTGAACGGGTTGAGGAAGAGTCTTAGCACCAGTGACAAAATTACCTGCAATTACCGTAGCATCGTTCCACTGCAACGTAATCTTGACTTCATGATACTGGAGGGCAATCAGGGGAAGAGCTGCGCCAGGGTTGCGAGTGTAGAAGAAAAAGAGAGGAACATACAGAATGGTTGGAAGAGATGGGCGACCATTTCCAGTACTGCAGAGTGTTTGACCAGTCACAGGTACAGAACCAGCTGCGAGATCTCCACCTACCATTTTAAGAAACTTATCTTGCTGAGGTCCATCGCTCGTGAGCGCATCCCAGAGATACATCCACTCACCGTACTGCCGATCAATAACTTGTCCACCAATATCCAGCTCGACGTAGCGGATAAGATTGTATCCTAGACGAGTTTGATCATTGTTATAAGTTCCTGCAGCGAGAACAACCTCAAGGTACGTCGAGTACAATAGGTCAGCATGGCGACCTAGAACGGCCGAATGCTTCGTTCCCCACGAAGCCTGACCGTTGAAATTCACACGAAAAGGTTCCATGGCGAAGTTCGTGTGGCGCTTAAAGAGTCCTTTCCAGAAAGTAATTTGAGGATTTCCAGATAGATATGCGTCCTGAGCACCATAAGCTACAAGTTGAAGCAAACCTCCGCCCATGTTATTTACTTAATGTAATCTCTTTTTTTCTCTAACGGCGACGGTGACGGCGCGTGCGACGAGACGAACGACGGCGACGACCGCCAGACGTGGGCGCAGTAGCACCAAGGGCGGGCACTTCTACACCCGACGCAGCACCATCGGAGCTAGAGCTGGAATCAGAACTGGAGCCAGCATCGCCATCTGCACCACCATGGTGCTTCTTTCCTTTGTGGTACGACTTCTTTGCAAGCTTAAGAACTGCGCTAAACTTCTGTCCTTTGTGAGCCTTCATCGTGCGCTTAACGTGTGCAAGCCATGCGTTTGCCATTTTTATTAGTAGGTGAGAATTGATTTATACAGTCACGTTGTAAATTGGAGAAATCTTCTGCATGGGCTGGAAAGAAACGCTTGGATCTGGCAAAGTTGGAGTCTTGAATTTCTTGGGGACGAGGGCTCGTAACGCAACGGGTTTGAGAACAATACTGTTTTCTTGAAACTCTCCAATATAGTTCTCCATGGCGCTATCGACAGACCCATAATTCATCAGAATCCACTGACAACCATACGAAAGAAGTATTTGAGGGTTAACATTAACCAAATCGGCTCCAATATCAGGAACTACCATCGTGATTCCATTACGATTATGAGTAATTAGCTCATCTTTATCATGAGGCTGAGATGCTTGAGTATATGTTAACCTACGCAGATGAGAGGTTGACCATGAAATGTTCACAAGTTCTTCCATCAGCGTTCCTTTCATTGGTCCGCCCGAAACTACTACAATCTTGCGCTGGAGATTGCAAATGGGCTCAACTACAAGATTCTTGCGAGAATAGCTGTATGTAGAATCCAGAAGGTAAGAACGGCAAGTAGTTTTCAGAATTTCTGCACATGCATTAATTACATCAGTCTTATCGGTATGAAAAACAAGGCTCAGAATAAATGGATCGCTACTCACAGGAGATGAAACAGTGTTAAAAGCATTATTTGCTATTGCAACACAACATGCATCCAGAGAAACTGTATTATAAGCATAATCAGTTCCCAGTTTTTGATTCTTCAAACCAACTACTGGTTTGCTATCTGAATCCGCATAAATGTCCAGCTCTACAAGTCTAGGGCCAGCTTTCATAAGAAGAGGAATAATTTCATCAGTAATATAATCATAAATTTGAGATCCTGGAAACAGTGAATAAGCAGATGAAGCTACATAAAAATCACATAATCTATATTTCTGAGGACATCCAAGAGGTGCAAGTTTAGTAACACTTTGGTAAGCACTAAATGTAGGTTTTGCTTTTGTTAATGCCTGTGTTTTTGAAGGTGCAAATAGTTTGTAACCTCCATAAGCTACTAGAGCCATTAGTAGTATAGCACCAATAACGGTTATAATAGTCATAAAGTTTGGTGTAGAAAAAGAAGGAGTAGATTCCATTATACTTTAGCCCACGAATTTATAGCGCTAGCAATCGCCCAACCTATTAAAACAATTGCACCAATCGCACCAATCATCCAGATATATTCACGTGCTCCCATTTACTTTAATTGATATAAAAGTCCTCGAAAACCCCTTACTACTTCATCTGGAATGCGTTTGTTCATAGGTATTCCTACAAGACAACAAAGATGGAAGTACAAAGAATACATTCCACATTCTGAATCCTGTTGCTGATGTTTTGTTTTGTTATAAGACTTCTTCATTGGCCTAGAATGTATACCCGTAGAATCCCACTGTTCTTTCCATTTGTTCATCAGAACCTGTATTTCTTTTTCTGGTTTATTAGCGTAAGAATCAAAATACGTTATTCGCGGAAATTCAAGTTCTGGGCGAATATCGCAAAATAAAGCAATCCAGTGTTTGCCAGGACCAGTGCTTTTATCGGTATTGAAAACAATACCTATTTGTGTATAACCTTTTGCATTTAATTTCCGAATATCTAGAGAACAAAGAGCATCTACAAGACATTCGCCTGTTTTGGATTTCTTATTAAAATCTATTGGAACCGTTCCAACAAAGTAGTAGTTTTTAAAAAGACGCGAATACTGCTTTTCAATCGCATTAATATCATCAGACGAAAGCCATTCTTCGGGATGTGTTTTCCAAGATTCAGGAGCTGTTGGGCGAGTCATCATAGACGCAATAATACACTCTGCATTACCTCGATCACATTGTCTTCTCATTCGCGTCTGAATCTCTTTCCAAACATTTTCGGAATCTCCTGAAGGGATAGGTGTGTCTTTACGATGCTCTTCATTAAAGACTTGTCTCAAACTTTCGATCTGTTGTTCATTGAAGAACATCCTTACTGTAAAACGGATATTCTTATTGTGCAACCAAAACCACAAAAATGTCGGTTCCTGATCTCAAGAGTCGTGTTAAAGCTTACTGTGATATAAATGATAAGCTTCGCGAGAAAAATGCAGAAATTATGCAACTTCGAAAACAACAAGCTGATGCAGAAATGAATGTGATTGAAATTATGAGCACTGAAGAGTTCAAAAATCATGAAAAGATTCAAGTTTCGGCAGATGGTTCTTATATTCGTATCTTGCGACCAACAAAGTGGAATAAACCCTGGAGTCTTTCCAAAGGTTTGCTGAAGCAATTATTGGAATCATACTACGAAGGAACTGACAAACCGAGCGCAGATGAATGCTACGAATTCATTTGCGAAACAATGAAACCAATGCTGGTTTCAGATGAATACGGCATTGAGCGCGTTGTAAAGAAATAATAGTTTAATAAATCAAGGATGAATTTCTTGTCTACAAATGCACTAATAGGATTGGTGAAAGATAAATTGATAAAATTAGTTGAAGATAATGAAGAAACTATAGATAATGTTTTTCGTCAAAATTTGGGAAAATTGAGTCCTGAAGATAAAACAAAATTTTTAAATAGCTGGAATAAGCTTGATCTAGCAGTTAAAGAAACTCTCCACACACAAGGTGGAAAACGAACTCGTCGCAAAGCACGTAAACAGCGTAAACATCGTAAATAATAAATGGCAGTCTACAATCCCTTCAATCCAAAAAATCGTTTATTTATGAAAAAAGATATTTGTGCTATCCTTGAAAAGCATAAGTGCTCATTTGAAGTCAAGGACACTGAACTGTTCCAAATGGCAATGGTTCATTCTTCCTATGTAAAGAGATCAGAGTACACAAGTCCAACGGGAGAAACAGCTACATTAGCTCCTAAACCATCTGACTGTCTTGCGTTATTTGACCATTC